GGAGCCACGGCGTAGACGAACAGATAACCAAAACAGTCCCCGCCGCATCGCATGCCTGTTTAACCGCATTCAGCCAGTTCTTAGTCTTGTTCAGAGTGGCGGTGACGTCTAACCCCGTATCGTTTGGCGTATAAGGGGTATAAAAGAAAATATTTGGCTTGATGGCATTGATGAAGTTAATATCGGAGGCACCGATACTATCAATTCCTTTACCTGGCCGGGTGTGTTGCATGTATGCCACATTTGCGATACCCGCCAGGGTTAAGGCGTCGCACGCTTGTTTGATGTCGCAATTACGAGCGTCTGGAGTTGCTTGGCCTTTGCTAATAGAATCCCCGCCAGCAGCCACTGTGTATATGGCGTTGTCCGAGAACAGAATCAGATCTACAAAAGTGTAGTTTGACGCGTGACCTGGGATGGTGAAGCCCGCTTGATTCGTTGTAACGTAATCGCCAGCCTTTGATGCTCCAGAGTAGGCGGGGCCGCCAGACGTTATCAACTCCACCTTTGCGTTCAAGATGTCGATCGCCAGCGAATACGATGAGGTGACTCCTGTGTTTACGAACGTTCGCGCCTCGACAATGTGCCCCGACCCCCCATCAGTACGGGCCACACTTGCTAATACGAACGGATCGGACAGTGCAAATTCAACAATTTCTGCGTTGAGCGTGCCTCCCCACATTCCCGCAGCGACCGGACCGGCCTTGCCGTTGCCCCATGTCGGAACAACAAACCCGGTAGCCTGTACTGCAATAGAAGCATCGACAGCCGTGCCAACAGCGTAATTGCAATCAGCAATAGGGGCTACGCCAGAGCTATACGCAATCAATCTGCCGCCAGTAAAGGGTAGCGCAACAGAGCGACGAGCGGCGAAGGTTGCCCCGGCCCCGGTGTAATTGACAGGGTTGGAAAACTCCTGAGTAGCAAGCCAACTGCTAGGGGTGATGCCGCCAGCAATTTGGATTTCCTTGTCGCCCGCAAATAGACTAGTGACCCCACTAATGGGATTAACCTTGGACGTCACTACCACATCATCATTGGAGTCGTACCCCAAGATAGGCTGATTGATTGCCATTCCACCAATTCCACTGGCCATTATCTATCTCCTTGCCCGACCCATGAGGGCCGGGGTAGTGGGTTGGTTAATTAAACGCCAGCCTTGCTGAACCAGGCACGGTCGCCAACCGCCAGCGCAACCGCCGGGGAGGTGTACGCGCCGCCGGTAGCGGTGACCAGACCAGTAGCGGCGGCGATGGTGCAAACCGCCGTGTTGAGAGCGATGACCGCATTGGCCTCGCCGTACACGTAGATTTTGCCGTCGTTGGCCGCAACTTGGTCCAAAACACGAGCCGGGGCTGCTACGCCGGCTGCGCGTTGAAGGGCGGTGCTGATGGAGGTGTTGTCCAGATTGGCTCCGATGAGGGGACTAACTGCGATTTTGGTTGCCATGATATTTGCTGCTCCTGTGTCGTTGAGAGAGGAAAGAACGGGGCCGCAGCCCCTATTCTTTTACTCGAACATCTTGCCCTGGAATTGCAGACCGGACGAGGTGAGGTTGCCGGCCCATGCCAAGATTTGCACTTCGGCGTCTTGATTGACGCTGTAGCGCTTACCGGGGGAAAGCGGAACCATATCGCGCTGGGCATGCGGACGATAGAACATGTACTTCGTGTTGAGGAAGTACGCTTCCTTGGAGGCCATGAAGCCGCCGAGTCCGCCGTCCAACACAACGTCAGCGTCCATGTACTTGACCGACACGAAACCAAGGGTGGCATCCGCCGTGCTGGTGAAGCGTTGGATGGCCTGGAGGGAAGCCATGTACAGGCTCCAATAGGCGTTATCCATCACGATCAAGTCAGGACGATCTTGGCCGCGAACCAGCTTGGCCCACAGGCTGTTCATGTAGCCCTGGATATTGGCTGCGGTAGTGGCCGCGCCGCCGTCAGCGACAGCAGCAAACTTCTGCGAACGCCACATTGCCCACGTTGCGCGGTCAATGCCGCCAGCGGTGCCGGTCAACGGATTGGTCGGAACTTGAAGTTTCAGACCGCTGATTTCCTTGCCGCCGTAACCCGTGCCGTCAGCGTAGATGCCGGAAGCGATGAGGTTGGACATGGTGGATTCGGCAACAGCGATACGGCCTTCGAGCAAGTCGATGATCTGCTCTTTGCCGGCATTCTGGAGTTGCTCCAGGCCGCTGATGGTGACCGGGCAAGCCGCTTGCTTGATGTCGTACTGCGAGGCACTGATGACGTCTTGTGCGCCGACCGGCAGGGTTTCATAGCCGCTGTAGTAGCCAGCGTTGCCATTTTCGGCAAACGACAGTTCCTGGATGATGACGTTACCGCCGCTGAACTTCTTGGAATTGCCGCGACTCTTGATACGGGCCAGAAGCGCGTTGTTCTTGGTCACGTTGTCGGCAATGACGCCGGAACGACTCTGGATGGTGGTGCCGATGATGTCGCTGATGCTGGGGTTGGCGAAAGCCATGATAAACTCCTATTTGGGTTGAGGGACTGTTTGGTAAGGCACGGTGGGCTGCTGGACAGCTCCTACAACTGGTACAGGAGTTTGCCTGAAATCCTGTGGGGTCGTGTTGCGATCGTGCATAACGTGACCGGGGCCGATGATATCTTTGCCGAGGATTGAACTGACCGTCATACTCTACCGCCCATGGACTCCATGGCGCTGGCAATGGTTCCGCGCAAATCTGCCACATTTCCGACATTAATGCCGGTCCCTGATGGGTTGCCACTTACTGACACCGCTGCTCCTTTGGCTTTTTGGGCCGCTTGGTGGGCTTGGAGTGCCGCTTGGGTATTGCTGGAGGACGCTTGGCGCGCCCCTGAAGCTTGGTAGGTGTCGTCATTCATGCGGACGGCCTTTTCATAGGCATCGGGCAAGGACAACGTGACGCCGCGTTTTGCTGCTATTTCAATGATGTCCGCCATTTCGGAACGAACCTCATCGAAATAGGGGAATCGTGGATCGGAGGCCATTTGCTCCACTACAGTGACCGCTTGATTCTCGGTCTGTTGAGCCTGTTGCCTTGGAAATCAACTGCTCCACGCTGGACAACTGCGCGGATTCGGGGGATGGGGCTTGACCGGACAAGATGGAGTCCAACATAGCGACGTCGATCTTGAAATGGTTGATCATGTTGGCGACCAATTGGGCCTTGGAGTTGGTGTCGCCGGTAATCAGCGTCCGCTCGATGCCAAGCAAATTGGTAATGGCATTCATGGGATTTCCTTGATGGATTTCCCTGATGCGATCCATGTGGGGAGCCAACACCTCCTGAATTTGCGCCACCCGTTGACGATCTTGGGCGGACTCTTGGAGCACTCTGCTGGTGTCCCGTTCCCGTCTGATTACCTCTTGACGAGCGGACAGGGGGAGTTCGGCCCAAACTTTCTTGGCGTCGCCCTTCCAACTAGCCGGGGCACGGTCGATACGTGGGTCAGCTGCCTTGTTTTCAGCTTTGTCTTCCACCTTATCGGTTGCTGGCGCTTTGTCCGCAACCACATCGGTGATGGTCTTGACTTCCCCGGCTTCTGCCTTGTCGGTAGCAACTTTCGCATCCGACACCACAGCAGATTCGGTTGTCGTGGACGACGGTTCAGGACTGGTGGCCGGAGCATCAATAGCAACCGTCGTGGCCGGTGCCGGGGCACTGGTCGTCGTTTCTGTTTCACTTGCGGCGTACGCTGCGGACAGCGCGTCTCTGAGTTCGTCCATGATTTATCCTTTTATTTGTAAAGTTGTCGTTTCAACTGTTCTCTGATCGCCGCCCGATCAGGATTGTACTGTCCAACGGAGGGTTTGGGTGGCAACCCTTTGAGTTCATTCGTGGGCACTACGTCGTGGCGCTTGCAATGCTCCCGCAGTCCGGCTCTTCCCCGCACCACCGTGCCGTCGATCGGGGATACGAAGTCCGGAATGTCCGGAATGAAAGTGACCGATCGGTTGGGAAATGCTTCTTCCGGCAACGGCAGCGATTTGTCGTACAGCTTGCCGTTGATTTGTACGTACGAATACCTAGCCATTGTTACTCTCCTTGGACTTACTGGCCGCTGCTTGGGTTTGCAATTCCAATTTCTGACGGGCCAACGCGGCATCCTGCGCCAATTTCTGCATGAATTGTTCCTGCGATTGACGCATTTCCTCAGCAAATTTCTGCTGGTTCATTTGCATTTCAGCCATCATTTGCTGGATGGTCAGCCTGCCCTCTTGCTGGGCTATTTGCATGTCTTGCTGCTTGCTTTGCGCGTCCAACCCAGCCTTCTGTTGGGTCACTTGCATGTCCATCTTGGCCTTCTCGATGGCCGGATCAGGGGGCGGCGGCGGCGGGTTGTTCACCTTCTCCATGATGGTCTTGAGAGTTTCGTCGATGATGCCCTCCAACTCCTGCGCCCCCTTGAACCCGCTGATAGCGTACTTCAACGTCTCAAATATGATCGGGGCGCTTTCGGGGATGGCTTTCATCGTCGTAGCCGCTGACTGGAGGAACGTGGCTACTGCATTGGTGAATTCCACCTTGTCGGCTTTTTCCGAAGCGGCGTCTGCTTGGGCCAGCGAATCCGCCTGAACGTTTACGCGCCATTCGAATTCTTCGTGATCCCCCTTGAGCAAAGCTACCGCTTGATGGACCAGCGGGGCGTTCTGCCCTTCAAGGTAGAATTCCATGTTGGCCAACTTGATGATTTGCTCCGGCAGAAAATGCCTGCAAATCAGTTCGCCCTTTATGCGAAGGATGGATTGGGCGAATCGGGCCACTTCGTTTTGGAGTTTCTGGATGCGAACATTGGCGAATTGGGCTTTGAGGTTTTGTGCCCCAAGAGTTTCACTGGCCTTGGTGTTGCCGCGAACAATGTCGCTGATACCAGTGAGTTCGTAAATTTGCCCCTTGATATCATCACGGGCCTGACGCAATTTTTCGAGGGCTTGAATCACCTCAGCGATGGGCAACCAATCTACTGCTCCTTTGACTCCGCCTTTTTCTGCGAACATCGCCCAATTGTCCACAGGGATGAGGGTGTTTTCACTCCCTGATTGAAGCATGCGCTGGACTCCAGTCGCTGCTTGATCATAGACCCCGACCACTTTACAGGCTTGGACGAGCAAACTGATCCGGTTGTTGATGAGATCGAGTTCATTGTACTGATCTTGGGTGAGGTAGAAGTCGCAAGTGGGGATGCAATTAGAGGTTGTGGTAAGGGCGAACAGCGGCTTGGGGCAAGGCTCGAAGTCTTCAAGCCCCAACGGATCATCAACTTCATCCAGAAGTTCAGGATACACTTTGCTGAGCCACAGCACCGTGCGAGTTTGGCGATTCCAAATCTCGTAGATAATGGCCTTCTGTAGGACTTCGTTTTTGGGGGCGTTGCTGTTGTCGCTGCCGGTCTTGGGGTTGTAATCAAGAGGAATGCGCTTACCCACATCCTCGCCAAACCGTTCGACCAGCGCATCTTGATCCATGTAAACGCGGCGGCCAACCCAGCGGCGTTCCTTCCATGTGCGACACGGGCTATACAGAAAATCTTCCCAAAATACGTGATCAATGACGACGCTTTGACGCGTAACAACTTCATACTTGGCTGCTTCCTGGAGCAGTTCTGGGGGGTTCGTCACCGTATCCCACTGTTCTTCCAGTTCCTTCTCTTCTGTTTCAGTTTCGACCCGCAGCCACGCTTGGCCCATTCCTGGCACCAACCGGTCTTCAACTGCGTCTTTCATTACCTGATCAAAATCACACTCAGGCTCGTCGATGTCCTGCATGATGGCATTCTGCAACATCATGCTGGCAACCCGCGCCGTGTCGTCGTTGGCCTGACCGAACCGCCTGGCAACTTTCACTTTGGGGATATTGGCATACAGGCTGGATTGCATGATGCCGACGTTGGCGGTAAAAATATTGAACTTGCGTTCGGTAGCGTCAACCGCGTCCCGTTCGTCTTTGAACCGGCGCACCACATTGCGACCCGTCTTCCGAAAATTCTCGAACTCTTTTTCTGATTGGGTGATTTCGTCCTTCCACCGGTTGTAACGGGTGGCGGCAGTCAAATCCGTATCGGATAGGGACTTGATTTTATCGGCGGAATCGTAAGCGCTCATCAGAACCTTCTTGCGGATCTAGCAGGCATGTCCTCAAACAACTGGTCGAGGTTCATTTCCTGGATTGTGGGTAATTTTTTGGGAACCACGACCAACACCGGACGGGCCGTGGCTAGCATGCGTCTGCCGAGCAAACTGAAGGCGTCCACACCGTCATCAACCCCCTGCCCCAACGCATTCGGGAACTGGAGTAACTCAGTCACAAGCCACTTGCAGTATGGCTTCGTCGGGTCTAGGTAGACTTTACGTCGTTTAAATTGTCCGCGAAGCGGGGCTGCGCGGGTTTCTTTGTCCTGGCCGCGCATTGGCATCGGCTTCCATGGAACCGAAACACCAAGTTCACGAGCGCGTGTTGCCACCAACGGCATGAACACTTTCGACGCATTGTCGTCATCGATTAGCCACTCACGAGGGGAGTAAGTTGCGCAGAAAGACACCAAATCATCCGAAGATTGGTTTACATCGACGCGACTTCTTTTAGCGTCGATAACGTCCCAGTCCGAATTGGCGTCGATTGATACTATCAAGTGAACCGTGTAGTCGCCCGTGTTTACCGACAGAGCCAAGTCGGTCATCCCGTATTTCACCTCCGGATCAGTCGGGGACGGACGGAATTGGATGTCTTCCGACGATGCCCACGAACCCTCGTCAGCGGGGGGTTGTTGTTGGTACAGGGTGCGCCACTTGTAATCGTCGCGTTTTGCGTCGGCCATCATGGAAGCTGTGTACCATTCAGGCCACAGCCGATCCCCAGGACTGCGCCCAAGGATATCGTTTTCGCCCGCTTCCATGTGGAGAACAAGTATTTTCTGCCGCTTTGTTTCCTGTGTAACGTTTCGGTCGATCAAATATCCTGCTAGGTCATTTCTGGCCAGTCTTTGGCATATCAAAACGACCTTTGCGCCCGGCTTCAAACGCGTCACGAAATCGGTTTCGTACCACTGGTGCACTTTCGCGAGTTGTGTGATGCTTTGCGCTTGCTCGTAACCGCTGATTGGGTCGTCAATGATCCCCAAATCGGCTCGGAAGCCCAGAATGCCTGATCCAACGCCAGCGGCGTATAGTTCGTCGCCCCTGTTGGTGGCCCAACGGCCCGATGAAGCACTTTCCTTCGACATTTCAAGGTGCGGGTACAGAGCGTTGTACTCTTCCGAACCCACGATGGACCGTATTTTGCGCCCCCACTTCTCGCTGAGTTCCGTGGAATATGAGCAAGTAAGTACGTTGATGGGTTTCTTGGCTATCCCCATGGCATAAGGCGGCAGGGCAACGCTGGTATAAGTACTTTTCGCTGATCCAGGGGGTGCTAGAATGATAAGTTCGTCCCATTCGTCGTTCAGCAAACGCTCCAGATGGTCGCAAATAACCAAGTGGTGGTGCGCGGGTTCGACGTCAAGGATATAGTTGGCAAACCGATCAAGCTTCTTCCGCGCATCTTTGCGCTTCATGAGCATTTCAGCCGCTTTCGCGGGGGAAATGGGGGATCGGTCGTCGACTTCGATCACTCTGCGCCCCTCAAAATTCGGGCCGTCATGTGGAACGGGCTGTCGCCGGGAACAGCAAGGGACATATTCCAAGCTTTTCGCAACTCAGGATCGTTGATGACGTCCCGAATCTTTGGGGTTGCCAAACCCCTGGTGTTGTTTATGTTGCCCTCGGCTATGTTACTGTAGAATTCATGTTTTCCCCCGGTGTTCTTGGGTTCGAAATTCATCATCCAATCATCATAGGGATTGAAAACGGCTTGATCTTCCGGTATTTTGGAGATGTCTGCCTTCCTTATTTGAGAATTGCGAAGATACCTTGCAACGGAACTAGGGGACATTTCCCCAGAG